GCTGCCCACCTCATGCACGCCCGTGCGGATGATTGCCTCCACGTTGTTGCTCGTCGTGCGAACAACGGCATCCGCGTAGGTGACAAGCTCACCGCCCAGGTCGCTCATGCCCAGCCGGATCAGGCGTTCCATCCTGTCGGCCACCATCAGGGGCACGCTCACCCGCAGCGTGTCCGCAAGGGTCTTGCCGCCCACCACGGCCTGATTGATGGCGCTATTGACGAGGCCCTGCGAGGCTGCGACCGCTCCGGGGTTGCTAAGCGCCCCGCCGGATAGCTCGACCATCTGCCGGGCGAACTCCAGTTGTTGTGCGAAGAACGGCGCGAGGGCTTCCTGCAGCACCTCCAGCTGCGGCACGCCCCATGACCGCTGCACACTGTTGGCCACCGCCGTGACCAGCCGCCGAATCTGCTCCTCACGACCCGGGCCTGGGGACATGATGCCCGATGTGTCCAGCGTCCTTTGGATACCCTTGAGGGTCTGGCGCAGGGCCCTGACGGCATCCTGCACCAGCTCATCCTCTAGACGCTTCTGACTCAGCGCATTGCGTAGGAACGCCTCGATCTGATCCGGCAGGTTCGGATCAGCCATTTAGCTCAACCCCGGTTGGCCTTGTAGGCAACCACTTTGCCGCTGGCCAGGGTCACGCTGGAGAACTGGCCATCAATGTACCCACCGGCAGGGATAGGCACCGTGGCAAAGGTGTTGCCAGAAGCACCGCGCACTGTCGCCGTGGTGATGACAGCAGCAGCCACCGCATACAGCCGGCAAAACGCCCCTGTGTGCGCCGCTGTGTCATCGATGTACTCAAATCCCTGATCCAACAGGATGTCACTTGCGCTCATCGGTGGGCCTCTTCACGCGGCGTCGTTTCGTAGGTTGCCGATCAGGTGTCGGCTCAGGTGTCGGCTCAACAGAAGAAGAGGCCGCAGCCTCTGCCAGTTCGGCAGAGATTGCAGCCTCGATCTTGTGCCGCCGAAAAGCGGTCAGCCCCATCTCACTTGCGGTAGTAGACCACAGTGGTGGCGCTGGCCACACGACCCAGGAAGGTCGCGGACGAAGCGGCAGCCACAGTGCCCGAACCGCTCACGGTCACGCCAGTGGCGTTGGCCGTGAAGGTGATGGCATGGGTAGCCGGGGCCAGGTTGACCACAGTCACCTCAAAGGTGCTGCCAACCCGGTACTCGTCCAGCGCTGCGATGATCTCAGGCCCGGTGGCCGTGGTCACAGCGCGACCCGCCGTGGGGGTCATGGTGATGACGCTCGCGATGGACTGCGCTGCGGTGAGCGCAGTTGCGGCGTCAGTGGCGGCCACAACGGCGCGGCCGTTCAGAGCGCGATCAAAGGCGCCCTGCTCAAGGTGAAACTGTCCAGCCATGTCAGGTACCTCAGTAGATCGGGCAGGTGCTGACGATGTTCGCCACACCGATGTTTTTGTTGTTGAACACCTTGGTCCAGTTGCCGGCGGTTTCCAGCTCGGTAGCGCCAGGGTTGGCGGTACCGGCGTAGGAGGTGCCGAGGATGTGGAAACACTGGTCCCACTGCACCTTGAGCACATCTTCACCACCGCTAGTGAGGATGTCGCGGTCCTGTTCGGTACGCACCGGAGCTTGATAGCCCATGCCAATGGCGCCGGGCTTGGCGATGTAGGTGCTGTACTTGTAGGAACCGGGGGAACCAGCGCGGGGGGCATCGTCGGAAACGATCACCCGCTTCCCAGCGAACACGGGCACGGTGGTTTCGCCACCGAACGCACCGTTGATGTCGCCAGCGATGGCGTTGCTGGAGGTGATGCTGCCAGCGGCGATGGTGGAAGCGGTCACGCCAGGGAGTTCCTTGGCGTTGACGTAGTTCACCATCTCCCGGATGCGGAGATAGGCATAGATGTCCGGGTGGACGATCATGATGCCGTACTTGTCTGCATCCTCACCCAGCAGCAGGTCAGCGCGGACCACGTGGGACACGCTGAAGTCGGTCTCACCGGAGCCGCCGGCATCAATGCTGAGGCCGGACAGGGCGAACGAGGCGTTGTTGGTGCCAGGGGTGCCAAACACACCTTTGAGGGTGGACAGCAGGCGACCTTGCTGAGCGTTGGCGACGTAGGTGGCAACCTTCTGTCCGATGGCTTGCATCGGATCGTTGCTGCTGCCCACGGCGAGCTTCACAAGCTCAGAGGCGCCCCATGCCTGGATGGCGTGATAGACGACGCCGGTCTGCTTGTTGCTGCCCAGCTTGTTCACGCTGGCCTGCACGCCCTCTTGGGGGATCTGCAGGGTGCCGCCGAGGTTGGCGTTCCAGTTGGGGATCTGGAAGGTATCGCCCTTGGTGATGTTCTGGCTGATGACCGGGTTGGTATCAACCAGGCCGGAGGTCAGGAAAGCGGAGCGAAGGGTGGTCTGCTCAGAGATGTAGTCCGAAAACGGATTGAGGATCTGAGCGTCCGCCCGGTAGGTGAAAGCCATTGCTCTCTACGGGATGGGGAACGGATGGCCACAAGCCTGCGGGCGGCACAGCCGGCCCAGTTGTTAATAGTGTGCCACGAACAGGAAGGAATACCAAACAGCACAAAGCCCCGGCGACGAACCGGGGCTCTGGCGGCTAGGCGTCCCTAGCACTTCACCACGCTGCCAACACGCAGCGGGAACAGGTGAATCCTAACCCCTCGCGTTGATGGCGTCAGCCTCTGCCTTCAGCTGAGCGGCCAGCAGCGGATTGATCCGCACCAGGCGATCCTGCTCGGTGAGGTTGTAGGACGCCCGCACCCACGGGTTGTTGGTGCCGGTGGGCAGTGCGCCGGAGATGCTGCCGCCCACGGGCGCTCCGGTGCCACGGGCAGGGGGTTCCTTGAGGTAGTGCTTGGGCAGGTTCTGCCGTGCCCAGTCGGCAATGGGCACGCGCTCAAGACCGTTCACCACCACCGGGCCTTGAGGGCCGTGTTCGATCTGCTCAGGCTTCAGGCGGCCTGTCTTGAACACGTCATCAGGGTCGTGGACGTGCTTGGCCAGCTCAGAGGATGCGGGGCTGATCAGCTCCAGATCGCGGATCCTGGCCCGGAGCTGCTCGATCTCGCGCTTCAGGGCTGCGGTGTCGTTGTCGTATTGGGCCTGGAGCTGGAGCTTCAGTTCAGCGAAGTTACCCTGCTCTTCCAGCTTGGCCTGCTCAGTCTTGCGCTTGAACTCCAGAAGTTCCTGCACGTCCACTCCATCGGGGACGGCAGCGGCCTTGGCCTTGGCCTTCTTTGCTTCGTCCAGGAGTTCGCGGTTCTTGGCGCGAAGGCGCTCCAGTTCTTCGGCAGCGGTGTCGGTGCTGGTTTGCTCCACAGGAGCGAGATTGTCGGACATGCCCACAGGGCTGGTGTGCCCCGTAGGTTGCCTATCGGCCCCGGCCTAGCTCAATCATCAGGAGATGGCACGGGAGCCTGAGCAAACAGTCTGATGGCACCACGGCACAGATCCACCGGGTCTACCTCGCTGCGCTCTGGGTCACTGTTGAACCAGTCGTCACAGTATTGGCGAAGCACCACGTCTGATGGGTAGTTGAACTCACCATCCGCAAATTGAACACTTGCCAGCACCGTTGGTCCCGCCGGCTCGGGCTGGGCAAGGGCGGCGCGGGCGCGGGCCAAAAGGTCATCAAACACCTCTGGCTCCTCCAGGGGGGCGACGTGCTGCTCGATCGCTTCCAGCAGCTCAGCGCACAGCGCTTTCCAGTCGGTCATGGCTTGATGGTGGTGCGGACCCCCATCCTACTCCCAAACCACTAGGCGGGCAACTGGCTCATCCCCGCCTGCAGCATCTGCTCCTGCTGCTGCAAGCGTGCCTGCTGCTGCGCCTCGGTGGCCTGTAGCTCCTCGTCCACGCTGAACTCATCGCCCATCCATCCGCCCTTGTCCAGCAGCTGCAGCAAGCGTTCCTGCGTGATGGAGCCGTTCAGGTTGAGGGCAATGAGCTGGGCTACCTCGGTGGGATCCAGTCGCTGGGCAAGGAAGTCGCGGGACAGCTCACAGGAGCCCGCCGGTAGGCCGAGGTAGTCGGCATGGAACTGGAGGCAGTTGTCGATGCAGTCCTGAAGCTGCAGGGCGAACACCTGCAGCGCTGCATCCCCCTGGCTGCGATCAATGGCCTTGCTGGTGGCCGTCTCGGCCGCGAGCTTCTGCGGCATCACCGTCGCCAGCCCCAGCTGGGCAATCTGCTGCTGGATCAGCTCCAGGTGCTGGAACTGGTACTGGTAGGACGTGCCGGCCGGCTCGATGAACTCAGCGCGGGCATCCACGGGCCATGTGGTGGCAGCTTCAGGGCCGGCTTCGATCTCCTCAATCTCGGCACTGGCGCCGAAGATCATCAGGCGGGGCACGGCGGCCAGGTGGAGCTGGTTCGCAATGTCGCTGCTACGCCGGTAGGCCTGCAGATTGAGCCAGGCCACCTCCTCCAGCGGCGGGCGGGATTCGAGCATCCCCACCTGCTCGGCATAGGCCACGCTGAACGGGATGTGGCTGAGCGTGGTGGTGCCGTTGGCGGTTTCCACCCAGTCCTGGCCCTGTGATGCGCGGCGGGTGAAGACGCGGTAGGCGCCCGGCTCCAGCACGCGCACTTCTTCAACCTGCTCTTCGCCGAAATCCTTGTAGGGGGCTGTGAACGTGTTGTAGAGCCGCAGCTGCGTCAGGGTGCCACCGTTGCCGCCCGTCTCGGTGCGCCACCCGAGAACCTGCCGAGGCTCGTAGGCGATCCAGTAGGGCCGGGGGGATGGTGTGCCATCGATGTCGGCTGGGTAGTCGACAAGGATGCCCATGTGACCCCAGCGCAGGGCTTTGCGAGCGATGCTGCCGAGGAAGCGTTGAAGGTCGTTGCCCTGTTGGTCTACGTCGTACAAATGCTCCAGGATCTGATCCACCACGCCGTCCAGCTTCAGGGGCACCCGGGTCAACATGCCCGCAAGCATGGATTCCATGCGTGCCAGGTACGGCGGGCACACGCTGTCTTTGAGCCGGCGCTGGTAGCTCTCGTCAGACTCGCGGGGCTCCTGCGCCAGCCAGGTGGTCCCTGCAGCTTGCATCCCGAGGGTTCCGCCGTGCAGGGCCTCAATCAGCCGCCAGCGGGGTTCTTGGCGTGACCATGCGGCGGAAGGCTGCCAGACCTGCCAGTCGTTGACGGATGCGGCAGTGGTGCCTGGGGCCTGGATGACGCCGGAGGCTTGATAGCGGCTTGGCAACAAGTATCCGGCGGCCATGACTCAGAGCTTTTGGATAGGTTGCCCCGGTTCAGTACAGGCGGATGCTGCCGACCTTCCGCCCGGCCTGCGCGTTCTCCACTGCCCTGATGCGGTGCACGATGTAGCCCAAGGCGTCGTTCATGTGGTCGTAGCCGCCTTCCTTGTCGGGCTCGCCTTTCTCGTTCCAGCTCTGCAGCTCCAGGCACTCGATCGTTTTGTGGCAATTAGGCGACACGAATAAATGCACCTCGCCCAGGCCGTTCTCCAGGGCAGCCTGCACAGCGGCCACGCGGTCACGCACCGGGGGGTTGGCCGAGGGTGCCATGTTGCTGAAGCCGTAGCTTTCAAGGATGGCCACATCGCTGCGGGTGGCATTGGTGGTGCGCTTGGCACCGGAGGCGTCCGGGTAGGCCAGGATCCGGTGATCGGGGTAGCGCTCACGCACCTTGCGGGCCAGATCGTCAGTGTCGTGAGCCTCGGCGATCTCATCGAACACCCAGAGGTCAGGGCCACGGCGCAGGGCGAGACAGCCGTGCATGTTGCCCACGTTGAAGTCCACGCCGAGGAGGATGGTTTCATCGGCGCAGGGTTTGCCGGCGGTCTGGTGCTGGTAGGGCCTGCCAAAGCGGTCTTCCAACAGGGGCAGATCGCGCACGTGCTTGGTGCGGTCGAAGCGGTCGTAGACCTGCCCGGTGGTGAGGTTGACCCATTGACCCAGGACGTAGGCCTGCACCAGCTGCGGCGGGTAGTTGGCCTCCAGCGATGGGATGAAGTCTGCCGGGAGGTGAGGGTTGTCGTAGCTGCTGCCACGGATCAGAGCGGTGTCTTCCCCAGCGTTCTTCTCGAAGGTTTCGTAGGCCCACCCCCAGCCCTCGGGGGTCGTTGCCGCATAGAACTGGCGGACGTTGCCGGCCCGCAAGCGTGCCAGGGCCATGCGTGTGGCCTGCTCTGCGGTGCGCTTGTTGGCGGTGTCGGCCTCATCGAAGCCGATGGCGCAGAGGTTCTGGCCACGGATACGGTTCCACGTCTCCATGGTGCGGAGGAGGATCGTGTGGGAGCCTTCCGAGAAGGTCAGGACGTACTCAGGCAGGGGCGAGACCCTGAACGTGAAGGGCACCCCGTATTCCTCCAGCAGGTCATCCATGGTGCGCTGGAGGATGTCGCGCAGCATGGGTGCCACGGGTTCGAAGAGTGCCGAGACGTGGCCGATGTTGAGGGCTGCCATGGTGATGGCTTTGGCCACCAGGGCGTGTGTCTTGCCTGCCCCGAAGCCGCAGACGAGGCCGAGTTTGCGGGCTTCCAGGTTGTCGCAGAAGGCGAGTTGATGACGGAGGAGGGTGGGCCTCATGCGGGCCAGTACCTCGGTCGTGGTGGGGGCTGATGCCGTGGGTGCCGCGAGGTCTAAACGCGCAAGGGCAGCGGCAACAGGGTCACTCAGCAGGCTCGGCATCGTCTACAGCCTCTGAACGCGGCTTGAAGTTGTAGACAGTGGTCTCCGTGGGAATGGCTTCAAGGTCTTCGACAATGAAGACATCTGCCAAGGCCTCGACATCCTCAGTGGTGAGGGCGCGGGTGATCCTCAGCGTGACCAGATCCCCGGCATCCATGATCAGGCACGCCTTCATGGTGTTACTGGGAATCCCGAGGGCCTGCATCAGCTTCAGGAACGCAGGGTGAGCGCTTGAGCCTGTGAGGTATGCCATGGCTATTCGGTAGGTGCGTTGATGCCGCGTGCCGAGATGGAGAGCAACACGGCACGGCGTTGATCGTCGGTGAGGCCAGGGGCTGATTCGATGGCGGCCACAACCTCGGTCATGGTGCGCTGCACTTCGCGGCGTGTGGCAGCTGCATCGGACCAGGTATTGCGCCAGCGGGGGGAGTGGGTGAGGAGCCAAGAGGCAGAGCGTTCGTCACCTTGCGCGAGCTTGGCAACGAGCTTTTCTTCGGCTTCAATGGCCCCGCTTTGGATAGCCTCCGAAAACCTAACGTGGGCATCAGTGCCCGTGCCGTCTTTGGCTTGACGAAGCCAGCGGTAGAAAAGGTCTTCGCCGATGCCAAGACCTTCCGCAATGGATTTGTTGGGCAGCCCCTGAGCAGCAAGGTATGCCGTGCGCTCAATGAGGCTGTCCGTAATTTCTATCGCTGGCCGTGCCATGCCCACAGGGCGAGTGGTTATCAGGCTTCTTCTTCAGTTTCCCCGTCTTCCTCGCTGTCGTACAGGGCGAGGTCAGCGTCGGCCCGGTTGAGGATCAGGTCGACGTAGGGGAAGGCGTCTTCTGCGGTGACGGGGATACCGAGGTCACGGAAGGCAGAGGAGACGACGGCAAGGGCTGATGCGACTTCTGTTGCGGCGTCTTGGAGGAAATCCGGCGCGGCGTCGATGAGGTCGGGGAGGGTCATGGGTGGTTGGTGCGGTTTGGGAACAGAAGGAGTCTAGGCCAGAACTGTGAGGGTGCCGCTGCTGGCGAGGGATGCCATGCGGACCACGGCATCGTCAACGGAGTCGGCTGGGAGTTCAGCGATGTGATCGCGCCCGCCAAAGCTGTAGAGCACCAGGACGGTGACTTCCTTGGCGAGGTCGCTGGGGCGGAGAACGAGGTCGGTGACGCTGTAGGTGGTAGCGATGGCGTGGGCCAGGATCGCGGCTTCCCCGAGGGTGGTCTGCTCAGGCCAGGGGAGACAGATGGGGCAGCCTGTAAGGGGGTGGAATCCGGTCAGGGCCCAGGTGCGGCGATCTGGTGCGGAGGTGGCCATCGCTCAGAAGGCTTTGAGTGGTTTGCCCACGGTGATGCGGGAGGCGTCGGCGTTGGGGTGGTTGTTGGCGGCGAAGAGGCGGGCTTGCTTGGGGGAGGTTGCGCGGATGGTGGCGCGGACGGTGGGCGCGTTGATGAGGGGGATTTCCACTGGGTAGAGCAGGGCAGAGGGGTCAGAGGTGCGACTGATGCCTTCGCCGAAGCGTGCGGAGAGGTCGTCGGCGCGGTCAATGAGGGAGGGGAGCTTGACGCGGGCTTCTGTGACCCAATCGTCGGGACAGAGCTTGTCGATGCCGGCGGGTTTGGTGTCGGTCATTTGCGGTTCAGCCAGGCGAGGTAGGCAGCGGCATCGAAGGTGCCGTCTGGGAGTTCGAAGGGCACCGGGGGTGCGGGCACCGCTGGGGTGTGGAAGCGGTGGAGGTGCTGGAGAAGGGCGGAGTGCTCAGGCGTGTGGGTCGTCTGTTTGGTCATGGTTGGTTGTGAGTTGAAGGATCGAGAGGCCGACGCAGAGGAGTGCGAGGGCAGCAAC